ATATTAGGATTATCAGGGTTAGTACTACATCCAGCAATATGCATAGGATTTCTACTAACAATTATTTTATAATTTTTAGTAAAATCAGCGGTTTCTTTATGATTGTCTCTGGTAAATTTATTAACTAAATTATCACTCGCACCAGTATCATTTAATATAGAACCAATACGTTTAGCATGTAATTTAGTAGTACCATCTTTTAATGTTACTAATTTACTGGCAGTTTTATTAGCATAATCAACATCATTATAACCATACCTAGATAAATGATCTTTAATATCCTGATAATGTTCATTAACAGCAGGAATTTCTATTGTATCTTTATCCCCAAATACATGATCAGATATTTTTCGCGCATTATCTGATGGGGAATCATCTTTATTAATAGGATACCCATGCGCTTTTGCCAAAAATCTAAAACCAGTTTTTTGACGATCTGTTAATCCTTCTTTAAGTAATTTTTCGGATAGAAATGATTTGAATCTTAATATCATATTAATATGCCCATTCGTCGTGATCTGGATGATTTTTTAATAATTCTTTTTGACGATCTTCTGTATTATGGTGTCTAATCAAATTGTTTATTATTGCCGATTTACCAACAAAAGAATTGCCATTAATATATTTATTAATTAGATGGTCTATATTATTTGGGGAAAGATTATCATGGCTAGACATTTGTCTTAAAGCCGAACTAGATATATTAGGATTATCTAACATTTTAGTAAAGTGGTGTTCTTTAAGATTTATATTACTGTTGTGCAATAATGTCATATATCCATAATTACCAATGTCACTATCATTCAATAAACGATCAATAGTTTCTGGGTGAATGTTTTTAGCAGCGGCTACCATAGCAGCAACACCGCCCTTATCAACATATTTATCTTTATTATCTAATATTCTATCATGTTGTTCTTTAGTTAAAGTATTATTTCTTGCTACTGCTCCAGTCAAATATCCATTATGTTTATTAATTAAATGATCAATGTGTCTGGGGGCTAAATTAGATTTGAATACTAGATTAGCATCTAATTCACTATCATTATGGGATAATAATTTATCAATATGCTCATGAGTTAAATTTTGAGAAGCAGCAATTTCATTATATATATCTAGGTTTGGTTTACCTGATAATAGATGATCGATATGTCTGGGTGCTAATTTTTGGTTTCTAATTACTACACCTAGAGGGTATTCTGATAAAGTAGGTAATAATTTATCTAAATCTTCATGGGAAAATTTGTTGTTGGTAAGCATTCTTCGTGATGCGGTATCTCCTATATCAGTTCCTTCCTTGAAATGATCAGAACTTAATAATCTATTAACGTGTTCAACTGTTAAATTCTGTTTATTAACTAAATTATTAAGTATAGTTCTATTATAACCTGTTTCCTCTGGATTATTAACAGTATAATCCAATATTTTATTAATGTGTTCATGAGATATAGGAAGTCTGGCTATGGATAGCACATTCTCGGCTGATAAAGTTTTATGATTTAGAATATTATCAATATGGTGTGTAGAAAGACCATTATTCTGTATTAAATTAGTACTAACATCTGAATTATCTATTTTACTTAAATCAGTTAATATTTTATTTTTATGTTTATTATCTATCCACATTGATGATGCTAGTGTCTCATGAACATTAGTATTATTTGTTCCTATTAAGGATTTTACATGATCATATGATAACTTATCAGTATTATTAGCCAGTGATCTAATTACAGGTAAAGTATCATCGTCATTATAATTATTAGAAATATGATTAACAATTTTATCTACATGTCCAGAAGTAATATTAGGACCGTTTTCAATTACTACTCTTCTTATGCCTGAAGTATTATTATTAGCAAGTAATTTATCAATATGATAATCTAAATGTTTACTGGAAAAATGTTTATGGGTATATATATCTTTTGGTTCGTACATATCATTAATATGCCCATTATCAATATATTGCTGAATATGTGAGGCATTAAAATTTCTATTATGCGGTAAGGCATCTAATATGGTATGTTTAACAGATTCATTTTGAATAGCATGACCACTATCCAAAAATTTAGTAATATCATCGGGGTGTATATTTTGTGATTTAACCATTCGACTAATTCCATTATGACCGCTAATGGAAGTATCAATAGGTTTATTAAAATTAACTTTCATAGCATCAGTAAGACCATCATCATTATAAAGTTCAGGATGTTTATGATAGGTAACATTATCAGCCATTGGAAAATGAGTATCGGTAAAGTTTTTAACCGTCTCTCTAAATCCACTAGGAACTTGTTCATTATTAGAATAGGTTCTGGATTCAGGATATAATATTGGCCTATCTACTCCATTAGTAGGATGAAAAGGTTTTATTAATATTCTACCCTCTGCTCTATCAATCAATTTATCATGAGTTTTTGTATCGTCTTTAGGAACCAAATAAGCAACGTGAGTACCATGTTTTATATCATTATGAAGATGATAAGAAGCAGGTCCAGTGGGTTGACCAGTCTCGCCTAATTTAGCACAACTACTCCAGATATTAGGATTATCAGGGTTAGTACTACATCCAGCAATATGCATCGGATTTCTACTAATGATAATATCGTATTTGCTTGTTAATTCAGCACTTTTTTTATGATCATCACCAGCAAATTTATCAATAAGGTGTTTAGGTGCTTTGGTTTGATTTAATGCTTTTCCTATTTTAACTTCCTGTCTTTGAGTTTCACCACGATTATTGATAGTATTTTTATAGGCAATTTCTCTAGCATAATCAATACCATGATAGCCATTATTAGTAAGATGATCATGAATATCCTGAACTATAGAATTCATAGCAGGAATTTTAATAGAATCGGTTCCTTCTGGTATTACATGTCTGGAGAAATTAACAGCAGTAGAATTATCGCTAATATCTACTCCTTTGCTTTTGGCATAATCTGTAAAACCAGATTTTTGAATATCTGTTAAACCTTCCTTAAGTAATCCTTCGGATAGAAATGTTTTGAATCTTTTAATCATATTATAATTCCAGAATTAATTATACTATTATTATTTATTAATCAAAAAAAATCAACCTATTACAGTTGATTGTATAAGTGGCGGAAGACTGAGGTAACGCTCCCCAAGCCGATTAAGGCTCCCATCGCTTTCGAGGCGAGTATAACACTTTGCTATTTAATCTTCCTATTTAAGTGGCAGAAGACAACGGTTCCGACCCGTAAACTTTATTTCAAGTTCGCATTGCTTTCCAGGCAATCCCAATACCCCGATTGGTTTATCTTCTATAAAAACGTCATTAAAGGTCTACCCAAACATTTGTAACCAATAAACCAAACTTGTTCACAAAATTTCTTCAAACTATTTTCTTTTACTGAATCCTTAAAATTATCATAATCAATACTTTCACTTAATGATAATAGAAAACTACTAAATTCTTCTTTACTGATTCTAATTCTAAATTTATAATCTGTTTTATCAGATTCTTCAATAGGATAATCAGGAAAATAATATTCAAGATGTTTTCTATCTCTTGCTCTTACTACTAATGACCCTTCTTTATTAACAATACTCAAAAATCCTTTATTCAATACTAACCACATATTATATTCCTACTTAAAATGATTCAAAAATTGTTCTTTTCTACTCTTAAATGTTTGATGTAATTCTTCCCAATTAGATAGCCCTGAATTAGCAAATACTTCTTTTACTTTATCATCATCTAAATTTTTAACCGCATTTACTCCATGTTGAATAGCATCAGGAGTGTTAGTAAAAGCAGTATTAAATATACTAGCAGATTCTAAATTCATACTAGGATTTCTTAATGTATGAATTTCATTAACATCAGGAGTATAATCTTTATGTGCTCCTTGTGCTCTAAATTCAAAAGAACCACCTGGATCTATATTATAAATTTTTCCTGAGCGATGTATATCAATATTACCCGATCCATAATTTAATCCAGTACCAACCGCATCCCAATTTTTAGTTAATACTCCAGCAGCAAAAATTTTACCTATTTCTCTATTTTGATCATGTGATAAATCATATGAATTATGATGGGTTAATTTATCCATATCATTAACCCATTTAGTAACTACCGCATGTTTACCACCAATAATTTTATGTTCAGGTTCTAGGGTATTAATTCCCATTAGTTTCTGAATTTTACCAGTCAATACCTCAGTTTTGGCTTGATCAGGATTTTTAGGGAATTTTATATAATAATGTTCTCCATTAGAGGTATATTTTCCCCCAACATTACTTCCTAATCTACTACCAACTTGCTGAAAATCTTCAGTAATTAAGTATTTATATGTTTTCATAAATATTCCTCTTTTATTATAATTTTTATATATTATTAATCATTACTTTCGCTATGGCCACAATTTACACATTTTTTAACAGAAATCAATTCAATAGTATCTGAATTAATTAATGGTGGAGGAATTAAATATCTCGCACCATATTCCATGTCGGGTTCAATAGCCATACCAGTTTTTAATGGAGAAAAACATTTTGGACATATATTTGACTTTATTAGACTTTTTTTATATTTATTCGTAGTTCGCATATCAGCATAAGTATCATCACCAATCATTTTTTTTTACTCCCATCTATTATTTATATTCCCCCATATTCCCTAATGTCTTCTGGAATAAAATTATAAGTAGTAGCATTATCTAAATCATATTCATAACAATGATTTTTTCCATTATAAAATTTACCGACAGAACACATAATAGGTTCTGAATAATATGCCTCAATATTCCAGCCATTTTTAACCATGAATTCATAAAATTCAATAGGAGGATTCCAATCTGAATAAAACGATAATGTTATAGAAGTATCAGTAATTCGTTCCCAATGTTCAATATAAACATCTTCCTTTACTCCCCAATTTTTCATACACCAATCATTACATTCTACGTCGCCTATCACTATTACTAATTCAGGAATAGGACGATAATATTGGAAAAAGTCATCGACATATTCTAAAACATTCTGAAGTTCATCAATACGTTCCTTAGAAGTGTTAGTAAAAACTACAGTATTTTTACAATGGTTAATCATGTTTTTTTCTCTTTGTTAGGTATAAAAATATGATACTACAAATTTGGGCACGATGCAAGAACTTTTATCAGGTCATATAAATAGCAATATATTACGACTTAACGGCGTTTTTGGCTATAAATCGTAATGTATGGCGAGATAGAAGGATAATTATTATGCATACTGATATTAATAAAAAAGACTTAAAAGAATTATATAATCACTTAAAAGCCTCTGCTAAAAAACGTAATATTGAATTTACTTTAACAATGGTTGATTTATATGATCTTAGTTTTCCAATTTCTTGCCCAATCTTAAAAATACCTCTATTTTTCAATAGAGGTATGGTAAAAGATAGTAGTTATTCAATTGATAGAATTGATTCCTCTAAAGGTTATACATCTGATAATATTATTGTAATTAGTTATAAGGCTAATAGACTAAAATCAGATGGGACTTTAGCAGAACTTAATGCTATGTCAGAATTTTATAAAACTATTTCGTCATGAGTTTTTCATACATTCGGTTAATAGTTTGACGGTTGTTTACACAGCATTGGGCGGCGTTTAGGGCTGTTTGATTAGCACCCTCGGCCATACTATGTACCTCTACCAAATCGTCCCTAAGAGCCTGTAGATCGCTCCTAGAGGCACATCCTACCATGACACCAACAACCAAAATCATACCAACAATCATTAATTTTTTCATAATAATTTTCTCCTTTAAGTACTTCGTCCACGTAATTTTCTGCCGTTGTTTACATCATTAGTAATAACAACATTAGGAACATATGTTAATGCCTCTGCAATAGCATAACTACCATCTGGATTACGTTGTTGAGTAGTTACCTGAACAACACAACCACCAGCAACTTCCATAGCTTTTGTACTTTTCATCCAACCTTCGTTCTCACTTGATGCTTTACATAGCAATTGAAACATATCTCCATTACCTACAACCTTAATATCCTTTACATTTTCTCTGGCACCACTAATATCAGTATTATGTAATGTTTTCATTTTATTTCCTCTTTATGTGTATGTTTTTGTTTTCTAATGTATTTAGTCTTATCTTTATAAACTTTGGGCACATTGAATTTCCAGCAATGTTTAGCCACTAGATTGTTGATTTTTTTGCCATCTCGGTTTGTTTTCATTATCTGAATTCGGTAAAAATACTACATATTTATTAAGATTAAGACCATAAGGCCAGCATACAATTTTAGCATTAGGAAAGTTTTCAATAAACTTCATTGCGTTATTGTAAAAAGTAAAATAATTATACATTTAATTCCTGTAGGGTAAAAGTTTTGCTGTCCAGATATGATATAACTGTTCACCGTCTTTATGCGGTTTATCATCAAAGTGGCTATTAAAATGACCAAAAATAACATGTGTGGGTTTATGACCCAATTGAAATCGAGTATGTCTGGGTAAAATAACCTCACTTTGACCAGGAAACACAGAACTATTATCAGTAAATAAATGTGGGTAATGCTTTGGAACCATTATCCTTAAAATGTGTTTTACAAAATTCTTACCATTGGGGGTATATTGTGAAAAAGTAGCACCAAAATCCTTAGCAACATGAGGATTTATAGAAGTTGACATATAAGGATGATTAACATATATGGATCTTCCTCTGTTACTTGGATCGATATGTAATCCTGAATAAACCATCATTTCTTGTTTAGTTAAATGTGAATTAATTAACTTATCAAATTCTTCAGTATCAATTTCAGAATCTACGTTTTCATTTGCCTTAATAACTCTAGGTGGAATACTTCCAGATATACCATGATCATGTAAAGTTTTATTCAACATATATGAATTAGTGGTATAAGTTGAAACAATATTATGATAATGGTTATTGACCTTTACATTAGTCGTTAATACCCTAGATAATTTTGCATGTTCTGCGGTATTATGTGGAGTAACATATCCAAAACCATGAAAATCAGGAATACCCACATTCTTAGGGGTATTATTATCATGTCCTAATTGATGAGTGTTTCTAATTGGGTCAGTAAATATTACCGAATTAGTATGTACAAACTCTGGGTCAATTTTAGGATTAAGGTTTTCTTCGACTTTACCCCAATCATCATATTGTCCTGGTCCCCCCCCTGAATTAGAAAATGCTATAAATTCCTTATCATTATCTGTAGGGAAATCTATGGAATTATATTGTCCATCTCTTCCACCCGCATTACAAAAGACTGCCAATTCTTTTGGGGTATTATATTCTATAAATGATTTCATATTACGTTATAATTTATCGCATTAATCTTATGGTTAATTAGAAAACATAGACCATCATCATTTTTATACATATCTTTATAATATACCGTTTTAATACCCACACTATGAATCATAGTAGCACAATCGATACAAGGGGCATGAGTACAAACTAATATACTATTTTTACCAGAACTTCCTTGTTTAGCCAATTTTAGAATGGCATTTTCCTCTGCATGAATGACTTCTGGTTTAGTTGTTAGTATACCATGATCGTTACTGTGTTCGCAACAATTATCATCACCTGGGCTAGTACCATTCCATGAAAAAGAAATGATATTATCCTTTTTTACAATAACCGCGCCAACTTTCAATATTTCACACCTAGACATTTTAGCACTTCTAATAGCAACATCCATATAAAAGGATAATTCTCTAGGAGATAATGAATATTTCATAATTTATTAATTATTCTTCAACAGTATTAATAGTTTCCTGAGAAGGTTGCTCATCACGAAAAAAAACGGGCTTTTTAGTAACTCTTGGCTTTCTAACCTTAACTACTTTTTCTACTACAGGCTTCGCTACAGGTTCTTCTACAACTTCTTTAATAGGTAGATAACCAGCCTTAGCAATATTACCATAAGTAAGATTTTTATACAACTTATATAAATTTTGATCCTTAATGGCTAATAAAATCTTAGATTCAGAGGGATGAAGATTTTCTAATAATTGAATAAATAACATCTCACGCTTGAAATTATTAATATCTGTTCTGGTAAATAGTCCAAATTTCCTAATTTCCTGAATAAATGATGCGGGACTCATGCCTACAGGCGCAGTATTAGGCTTAAAAGGTGGAGCAGCAGGAGGTAATAAAAACTTATATTCAGGTAAATAAGCATGTTTGAATAGAATTTCTAATACACTATTTTCTCCGGTCTTCTTATAAGTACTTTCAAATAACGACAAATCATCATTCAATTCTTTCAATACTTCAGTAACATATTTTGCGGCCATAATATTCTCTCTTTGTTATAATTTGTTTAATGGTTGTGGTGCTTCTAATAATTCATTAGGAATGTTTAATAATAATTGTTCTCTATGCGAAACCAATCCAGTACTAGAACAACCTGATAATAACAACATTAATAAAACTAAATATTTATTCATTATTCACTACCAATACCTATTAAGTTAGATTGTTGATTTTTATAGTTCTTTACTATTTGCTGTAATGTTTCTAGTTTAGTTTTCATTTCGTTATATTGATAATAATTTACCGTAATAGTAGCGGCAACATCTGATAATTTTTTAGAGGACATTCCGCTAGCAGTATTATCTTGTAAATCACCTAGAGATTTATTGTCTACGGCTTTATTATGTAGTTCTACAAAACTATTAGGAATTTCACAACTATCATCAGGAATATATTTAGTAATAATAGTAGGTTTGCTTTTTACATATTTAATAATTTCTTTAGCACTACCAGAAGATTTAATATATTCTTTAACGGCTTCCTGAACTTTATCGTCTAATTTGTTTTGTTCTTCACTAATTTTTTGTTCCCATACTAATTTTTCCTGAGCATATTGTAATTCTACTTTATCAGCGCCATCATAGCGACCTTTTACATATAATGCTCCTGTAATGACAATGAAACCTAATGCAATACTTAAATTTTTAATAGATAATAATGGTAATAATGGAATCATGTTTAGAAGTCATCCATATGTTCTAATAATAGATTACAGCGATATTTAACTAGATAATCCATGATAATTGTCCTATTGGTTTGTGTAGTAGCGGTATTATATTTATCAATAATAGATTGCTGAATTTCCTCTGGAATATAATCAAAATCTACTAATTGTTGGTTACGTTTCCAATTAGCCCTTTGATAATCATTTTCAAGACCATCATATCCTAATGATAAATATTTAGCCATTTTATTAGCAGTTAATCTTCCCTGACGTTTACTGACATTTACAAATACATCATCATCACCTAAAATACCAGGAACACCATCCTTTCTATCACCACGAATAATATGCTCTAATATTACTTTATTAGGATCATCAACAGTAACTATCTGCTTATTAGAGTGTAGTACTTGCTTAACATTAGGATATTTATATAATTGTTGAAAATCATGATCATTAGAAACAATAATAACATTTTCTGTAGTATTTTTGGCTAATACTGCAATAATATCATCTGCCTCTACATTATCAATTTCAATTACTTTATAGGGAAAATAAACAATTAATTCTGATTTAACATTATTAAGACCGTTGAAGATAAATTTCCAATTGTAGTCAGAATCTTCTCGTTCTTTTGCTCTGCCTGCTTTATAGAATGGAAAAATATCTCTGCGCCAATAATTTTTAGAATCACAGGCTATTACCATTTCTCCATAATAACCACCAAATTTTTTATTATAATATCGTAGAGTATTTAATACCACATGCCGAACTAAGCGTAATGTTCCTTCTTCATCATCCTCTAATTGTTTAAGTTCTGAGGGCATATCAAAAATACTTGATAATGCTACCTGATTGAAGTCAATGAGTAAAATGGTAATTCTCCTATTAAAAAATGGCTAGAATAATGTTATCGGCATTTAATCTACCAGTAGATACCACAATAGGTTTAGTAGTAAGATCCTTAAACCAATTATTAATGGTTCTTTTATTAAGATTAATCAATAACTTAAACGCTTCTTCTGGTTTTCTAATGGTTTTAGTAGTAGATTTTAGAATATCATAGTTGATAATAGTAGTTCCCTTCACTGACATTTTAGTATCTACTGAATAATATACAGATATTTTTCTAGTAACTGTATTATACACCCAAATTTCAGAGGAATCAACTAATTTCGTAACATTTACTGATTTAAGATTTAATTCAGGAAATTCTTTAAGGTATTGAACATTAGCCGTAACAACAGAGGCAGGTTTGGGTTTTACTACTCTAACTGTTCTTTTTACCTTAGTAGATTCTGCATATTGATTACATTCATTAATAATAGCCTGAACAAATACCCTATATCTGCGTAATTCTATTTTACTAAAATTATTATATCCCTCTGCTAATTCAGAATCATTATCAATATTATTTAATTCATTCAATAAATCAATATATAGATTACCTAATTTCTTAGCCGTAGTAGAATTGATATTATTTTGTTCTAAAAAGGCTTTAGTAGAAAAGGTAGAATTTTTATTAAGAACTAATTCATCAAGTTCTGCGTCTATCTCTGCACCATATTTAGTAACTAATTCATTAATTTTGTCATTAGTTTTATCGACAACTTTTTCAATAGAAGTATTATTTGTTTTTGGTTTAGAGTATTTAACCAATAGATTATTTAATGATTCATTGATTAGATTAATATGTTTATCTGAGATGTATTGGTTTCTTAGTAGCATATGGCCTAGTACACCGATATAATAAAGTTCTATATCAGATGATTTTTCTAGTGATGGAATACATTCGCCACGTTCTACTGTTTTAGCATAATCTAGCGCATATTTTCTAAATTTTGCTGAATCTTGATTACCATACCAATTTAATGCTACTACCATATCAATAGTATAATTTTTCTCTGAAATAGTAGGAGCATGAATAGAAGATCCTGAGATGATAGCAAGATGTTTTTCAGTATTAGGTTTTCTAGTAATTGGTTTTTTGGTAATCACGATTTTATATCCTATGCAGTAGTCATTTCTTCATAAAGACTTTCAAGTTCCTCAAAACTTTCTTGCTCTTCATTAAAGTTTTGCTTATAATAAATTCGAGCAATTTTGGTAATGGTTCTCTTGGGAATTTGTAGTTTATCTGAAATATCTACTACAATTTCTTTTACCAAATCACGTTCTGCCTGAATTCTGGTATAGGAATTAGAAATTTCATTAATAGCGTTTCTAAGTTTCTTGCGGTCTTCTGGATTGGAAATCATTTATTTTCACCTATAGTTAATTGTGTTAGTTAGATTTGTTAAAAAAATATATTAAATCACATATTCAACTCCTTTATTCTTTTGTATATTCAGTATTAGAACCTAGTGCATCACATTCAATATGAACATCAAATGAAGCAATTCTAGCAGTGGCGTTATTAGGATCTACAGCAGTAAATAGAGTAGAGGCATTGGTAGTATCTCTATATAATTGTATCTGAATGATATCAGATATAGAAAAATTTACCGGAGCAACAATACCAGTACCATAAGAAATTTGATTAAGAGTTCCACTAACATAAGGAAATGCAATAGAATTACATTTATAATTTGTCCATGCGGTAGTTTTTGCGCCACCTTGTATTTGCCATCTATATTTCATTAACCAATTAGGAACACCAGATAAAGTTTGTTCCCAATGAATATGTGGTCTAATGATTGAACCGGCTTTCCATGCATGTTTTAATTGATATGAATTCCAGGCATAATCTGATAAATTAGCAGTAGCAACAAAATCTATAGTTTGTTCAGCATCATTTAACGATACACCAGGACCACTTGTTACAGTAGAACCAATATCACCTATCAAATCTTCAAAATATGTTCCATCACCGCCTAATCTTAATGTTCCGTGTTCATCAACAGAAACATAATTATTCAAACTACCTAGATGTACTGGCGTATTAGGTTGTAATGCAGTTCCAGCAACTCCCGAAACATTTCCAATATCTTCTAATGCACCAGTAACAGTATCTTCTAATGTATTAAGGTCTTCTATAATCGTGCCAATAGATTCAGCAGTTGATAAATCAGAAGATTGTAGGGCCTCAATTTCCCCTTTAATCGTACTAAATACTTCTCTTAATCCCTCAGAAGTTACTTGCGCTCCTGTTGCCGGTGCTGTTACATTGATATTACTGGGCATCTATTTACTCCAATTAGTGTATAATATTATTTATAACTAATTGAAGTCAATAGAAATTATAGAATCCCATCTAAAACTGCGCCATTCATTGATCTCCGTATCAAAACACCTACAAACCTCCTCCGAGAGATGTTTATTGGTTCCTATTGGGTGATTTTCACTAGGAATAATATCCAGTTTTGTAGTACCCTTCAAAATACGTTCGGTACCATCTTTCTTACGAAAAGTAATAGTTATAATACCGTTACGCAACGCTTCTTTAATTTCTACATCAGTATTGAACATCAGATATCTCTCTCTTAGTGTTTTGTTAGACATAGTATAACCTCGTTTGTAGAAAAATACAACCCCTTATTCTGT